CAGATAGACAGCTTCCTGGTGGACGAGGAAGGGGATGAGGACTACCTCCGGTCCTGTCACTACGAGGGTTCGGTGGTAACTGAGGAGACATGGCTAGAACGGCTACAGCAGGGAGAAGTACGGGAACCACTACCACGGGATCACCAGCATACGCCGGTTCCCAGCGGGAACCACACTCCCAGGAGCAGAGGTCACCGTGGGGGAGCATACCTGGGCGCATGTCTGGCGGGGGGACTACGGCTATGCTGGCAACGGCTACTTCTGCTCCAAAGAGTGCGGATTCCGCTGGGCCGTGAGCAAGGCCAGGCGAGAGGCCAGGGACCAGGTTGTCAGCTAGGATGATAATCTGCTACAATAAAGGTGGAGACCCAAATTTTACCCAAGGAGAGGGACCATGAGTAACTACGGGATCGACAGCATGATGTACACGGCGCAAGCCCCCTGGCAGGGGATCGGCCACAGCCTGGAAGGGGCTGTGACCTGGGAAGAGGCCATCGAGAAGGCCGGGTTGAACTGGGAAGTGGCCATGAAGCCCATCTTCATCGAGCGCAACATCAAATTAATTGATGGCACTCCCAAGGTGGCTTACCACAAGGTGCCAAACCGATTCGCCTGCACCCGCCGGGACAACGGCACGGTGTTCGGCGTGTTCGGCAAGGGCTACCAGCCCCTATCAGGTGAAGACCTCGGCAAGTTCCCCGCTGCCCTGGTGGCCGCTGGTGAGGCGGTGTTCCACTCCGGTGGCAGTCTGAACGGCGGGGCCAGGCGCTGGCTCTACCTCCAGCTTCCCAGCACCCTCCAGGTGAGCAACACCGACGTGCTGGACCGGGGCATCCTGGTGACCGACAGCCTTGACGGCTCCTCGGCGCTGGGAGTGCGGTTCATGACGGTGCGGAAGCGCTGCCTCAACACCATCCAGGGCATCGTCGGTGGACGGGGGGGCTTCCAATTTCGGGGGCGGCACACCGTCAACCTGATGGGCAGGGTCAACGAGGCCAGGGCGATCCTGGGCATGGAAGAGGCCTACTCCCAGATGCTCCAGTTGGGGATCGACAGGCTGGCCCAGGAAGCCATGGACAAGGCCCAGTTGGAGGAGTTCCTGGTCCAACTGTTCGGTGAGGAAGAGAACCCCGAGGCCATCGGGGTGCGGGTGCGTAACCAGATGGACCGGGTTGGAGACCTGTTCTACAACGGCATGGGCAACGTGGGCGAGACCCGCTGGGACGCCCTCAACGCCGTGACCGAGTTCGTTGACCACCACCGTGGGCCGGATGACCAGGCCAAGCGCTTGAACGCTGCCTGGTTCGGCGGTGGGGCTGACATGAAGGCCAAGGCCTGGGAGCTTCTAGTCCCTGCTGGTGCGGTCAATTAACCTGATAGACCTGGTAACCTTTGGAAGCCCCGCAATTCGCCCCTGGTGGCGATTGCGGGGCATTCCCGTGAGGAGGAGTAATGCTTAGACCCGGCTACCACATCGACAACCACAAACTCCTGGTGGAGAGACTCAACACCATACTGGACGAGGCGGTCAAGGAGTACGACCTTGACGGGGACGTAGTCGATGACTTCCAGGCATACGTCAAGGCCTGGGCCAACCGCCGTGAGGAGGAAGAATGTCACAGATGATCTCGGTCCTGTGCAAGGTCAAGGATATGCAGCCATACGGTGCCCACGGTGTAAGTGGGAGTGGATACCCAGGGTGGCGTCACCCAAGGAGTGCCCATCCTGTAAATACCGCCCCACCGGCAAAGGCGTGAGAGAGGCTGGGTGGGACTGGAGGAATGATGGTGACTAACGAATTCAAGTCGAGAGTGCCCAGGTCAGACAAGGGGGCAACGAGGATGCTGAGTTGTGACCGATGCGGGAGGACCCTGGGACCGGCCCGGATAGTGGTGACTAACACATTCCTGTCAACCAAGGAGTGGAGAAGGTACTGCTCCGAGAAATGCTTTGACAAGGCCAATAGGAAAGGCCTATCGAGGCTACTGCCCATATAGCTATAGTCTTGTATATATAGAATACCGGTTTTGGGCAGTAATCGGTATTCATGTTATAGTATTCAATCCTACAGTATTACAGAGATACAGAGCTACGCAGTCCGGAAGGACGGTAGTCTATAGAGGGAGAGGGACATGGACTTTGTTATCCCCCCGGCGGCAACCAAGTACGGGCACTCGGCATCGATGTCCATGAAGTTGACGCCAGAGATGTTTCGGGAGATTCAAGCATTACCGGACCAACTCGGACCTGACCCGCCATGCGCTCTACCTCCACCTCCGGGCGCTGGCTGACATGGAACCTGGGGTGGCGCAGACCGATGTGACCGATGTCCTGATGGCCATCACCCGGCAGGAGACCGAGGCCGAGCGCTGGCTGAAGGCGATCCAGGACGGTGCCGCCGTGCTGGACGGCCACCTGACCAAGGGACACATAGAAGACGCCAGGCGCTTCTATCAGCAACTCTACGGGGTCTGCTACGACATGCCCTCCGGTGAGATGCAGGCCCAGGCGCTGGAGGTGCTGGGCCGGTATGACCACCTCCGGGCCATGGGACCGATATCCATGCGCCCCTCCGAGGCGGTATGACGGCTCCTCCCAGCGAACTGCTGGGACTACCGAAATTCGCACAGTGGTACCCCGGCCAGGAGACTCTCTACAAGGAGATGATGTCCTGGCTGCTGGGTCCGGAGCGGTACCTCGGCGCTGCCCTTCCCACCGGCTACGGCAAGAGCTTGCTGGCAATGCTGGTGGCCAGGATGAGCGGGGTCAGGACCGTCTACCTTACCAGCACCAAGGGCTTGCAGGCCCAGTTGATGGCAGACTTCCAGACCCTGGGGCTGGTGGACCAGCGGGGCATGAACGACTACCAGTGTGTGCGCTTCCCCAAGGTACAGGTGGACCGAGCGCCCTGCCGCACCGGGTATGCCTGCCCTGACCTGTACGGCCCTGGTTGCCACTACTATGGGCAGTTGAACCGCACCCGTGGCTCCAACCTGGTGGTGACCAACTACGCCTACTGGATGGCCCAGTCCCACTACAACCGGGACGGGCTGGACAATGTCGCCAGGGATGACAACCACCAGGAGATCAGCCGCAACAGTCCCGAGCTATTGATATGCGACGAGGCCCATGAGGCAGGCAAGGCCATCGAGAGCTTCATGCAAGTGAGCTTCAGCGCCAGGGACAGGGTCTGGATACGCTGGGGAGAGGACTGGACGTACCCGCAATGGGCACAGGCCTGCCATAGCGCCCTACCGAGGATAGAGGACGAGCGCCAGACCATCCAGACAAGGTTGGACGCCACCGAGCCAGAGAGTGATCGCCACCAGGATGACACCGAGGCCGTGCTGTACCTCCAGGGGCTGGCCAGGCGGTGCCAGCGGTGCATCGACTACTGCCGGGACTGGGTGCCTGAGACCAGGGGTGAAACAGCGGTCTGGACACCCATATGGCCTGGACGGTACAATCGATACCTCGTCCAGGACGTGCCTAAAGTGCTGTTCATGTCGGCCATGTTCACCCGGCCCATGATGGAGCAGTTGGGCATCCAGGGACAGTGGATAGACAGCCCCTCGCCATTCCCGGTGAGGAACACACCCATCACGCATGTGAAGACGGTGCGGGTGGATCACAGGACTGACGATGAGGAGATGTTGCAGTGGGTGGAGCGCATCGACCAGATAATCCGGGACCGCCCAAATCAGAAAGGCTTAATTTTCACGGTTTCCTATGCCCGTGCCAGGTTTCTGGCACAGCATTCAACCCAGGTGGATTCCATGTTGCAGCACACCACAAGGAACGTAGCCCAGGTGGTGGACGAGTTCAAGAAGGCCAAGGCACCCAAGGTGTTGGTCTCACCGAGCGTCACCACAGGCTACGATTTCCCCGATGACCAGTGTAACTACATCATCATCGGGAAGGTGCCCTACCCTGACACCAGAGCGGCAATCGTGAAGGCCAGGCAAGCGGAGGACAAAAGCTGGACAGCCCAGTTGGCCATGCAGATTCTGGTGCAAGAGGCGGGACGTGGGACAAGGAGCGCCCAGGACCGCTGCCAGGTGATCATAGTTGATGACGCCTGGAGGTGGTGGTGGCCCAGATACCATGACCTGGCTCCAAGGTGGTTCCGGGACCGGGTGGTGCCGGGATCGCTAGGTCAAGTACCCAAACCGATTTAAATGGAGGCCTTAAATGGCTGCTATAAGTTTCAAGCCCTCGGAATTTTCGGAGGGTGGAGAGTTTCCCAGAGGGACGCTAGAGATAACCAACGCACGGTTCGACATCCACACCTGGAAGAAGGACGGCCAGGTGATCGAGGGCAGATTCGGGTCCAGCCAGAGCATGGCGGCTATCCTTGAGCTTACCAGCCACGATACCGGGACCGTGTTCGAGGACCGAATCTACACCGTGGGCAACCCCAGCCGCTACACCGTCTCCAATGACGGCGGCGTACTGGAGGGCAGCGAGTCGTTGAGCAAGAACTGCAACTTCGCCAAGCTCTTGCAGAGCCTGGTCGATCTGGGCTTCCCGGAGGACAAGCTGGACGGCAATGTCCGGAGCCTGGTGGGCCTGGTGGCGCACTGGGACCAGCCCCAGGAGGGGGCCAGCCTGATACTGCCGATGCAGGTCTACCAGTTCCCCGGTGATGTCAGCGTCAACGGCCAGGAGGCCAGCGCACCGGCAGCACCAGCGGCCACAGCGGATGGGGTCATCGAGCTGGGCGTCGGCCTGGTCAAGGAGATGCTGGTGTCCAACGCCGATGGGGCCACCCGGCAGGCGCTGTCTGCCCAGGCCTTCAAGTTGAAGGACCAGCATGAGGACACCCAGATAGCCTTGATGAACATCATCTACACCGATGAGTTCCAGGAGGCGCTGGCCGGGGTGGGAATCAACCTTGATGGGGAGCGGTTCGTCAATGCCTGATCTGCTTGAGACCATTGAACTGTCCATGACCACCGCCGCCGATCTGCTGGACCCGCCACTGGAGAGGGACGAGACCAAGGACCATGTGTCGAGCCTGGTCAATGAAGCGGTGAAGGTCACCGGACAGGGACGGTCTTATGACAGCGAACCTACCCAGGAGGGTTGGAACATCATGGCCCTGGGCAGGATCGC